GAAAAAAAGATGCCTGATGGAGAACATGTTTTCCAGAGAAAGGTTAACAAACATACTGTTATGATTCATAAAGATAAGAAAGGGTTCTCTGTTTACATTGACGGAGATAAATTGGATACCTATCGTAACCAAAAAGAAGCTGAAAAGATGGGTGTTACTTTTGCTAAGGAAATGTAAATGAAATTAATGGCAGAATACATTGATCAGTCAATTGAGACTGTTATCACTGAAGGTAAAGATGGCAAACCTAAATCGTTTGCTATCGAAGGTGTATTTGCACAAGCAGAACAAAAGAATAGAAATGGTCGTATTTATCCTCGTCCTATTATGGAAAAGGCTGTAGATAAGTATGTTACCGAACAAGTGTCACAAAAAAGGTCTGTCGGTGAGTTAAATCATCCTGAAGGACCTACAGTGAATCTTGATAAAGTTTCTCATCTCATTACCGCCCTTGAATGGAAAGGTAATGATGTTGTTGGAAAGGCACAAATTTTGGATACTCCTATGGGACAGATTGTAAAAGGTCTTCTTGAAGGTGGCGTTCAACTAGGAGTGTCAACTCGTGGTATGGGTAGTCTTGAGAGTAAAAATGGTGTCAATTATGTACGTGACGATTTTATGTTAAATACAATCGATATCGTACAAGATCCATCCGCGCCGGCCGCATTTGTCAATGGCATAATGGAAGGCGTAGAGTGGGTATGGAATAATGGCATTATTCAACCTCAAGTAATTGAAGAAATGGAGACAGAAATTAAAGTCGCTCCGAAAAAGCATCTTTATGAGACGCAGGTTCGTGAGTTTAAAAATTTCCTCTCGTTGCTCAAGTCTAAAAAATAGGAGTCATGTATGTCTGATCAAGACAATGTTGAACTTCACGACGAGGACAATCAAGTCGAGGAAGCTCACGATATGAAAAACGCCGAAGCACAAAGTGTGGCTTCAGTAGCAGCAACTGCTTCTACTAAGAAAGCACCCAAGCGCAAAGGTGATAAAGATGGAAAAGATGAACCGGCACCGCAAGGTAATGGATCTAAATCCAAAGCAGCAATGGTTAACGCTGGTTACAAAGCAATGGCATCAATGAAGAAAGAAGATCTCGAAGCTCTTCTTAATGCATTAGAAGTCGAAGAAATTACAGAAGAAGATGAAGAAGTTTTTGAAACATCTTATGATTTTTCTGATGACCTTAATGCTTTAGTAGAAAGTGAAGCCACATTATCAGATGAGTTTAAAGTGAAAACTGCTGTAATTTTCGAAACTGCTATCAAATCGAAAATCTCAGAAGAGGTACTTCGGTTAGAAGATGAATATGAAACTCGCCTCGAAGAAGAACTTGAATCTACTCGTTCTGATCTCGTGGAAAAGGTTGATTCATACCTCAACTACGTAGTTGAACAGTGGATGGAAGAAAACAAACTTGCTGTGGAGACTGGTCTTCGCACTGAGATCGCTGAAGGTTTTATGAACTCGTTGAAAGACCTGTTTGTTGAATCTTACATCGATGTTCCTGAAACTAAGGTTGACCTAGTTGATGAACTTGCAGAAACTGTTAAAGAGCTTGAAGAAAAACTTAATGCTCAAACTGGTTCTGTAATTGAAATGTCTTCACAATTGGAAGCATATCAACGTGAAATAATCGTTCGCGAAAGTGCTCGTGATATGGCCGAAACTGAAGTTGAAAAATTAAAGTCATTAGTTGAATCATTAGACTTCGAAGATGAAGAATCTTTCGCCAATAAAGTTAAGACTGTTAAAGAGTCTTATTTTAAGAAAGAAATCACTGAAGAAGTTTCTGAAGAAACAGGTGACGATTGGTCTGATGATACTGTTGAAGTCTCTTCTGCAATGTCACAGTACCTTTCCGCAATCAAGAAATCAAATAAATAAGGAGTATCTCTATGGAATCGTATGATCGATTAGTAGAAAAATGGTCTCCAGTACTTAACGAAGAGTCTGCTGGTAAAATTGTTGACTCACATCGTCGTAGTGTAACAGCTGCAGTACTTGAGAACCAAGAAAAAGCCCTCATCGAACAGGGTGTAATTAATGAAGTTGCGGGTAACGCAGCTGGTGCTGGTTCAGTTGCAACTGGTGGTGCAGCTGATAACTGGAACCCTGTACTCATCGCCCTTGTTCGTCGTGCTATGCCTAATTTGATGGCATATGACGTATGTGGCGTACAACCTATGACTGGTCCTACTGGTCTTATCTTTGCAATGCGTTCACAATACCAGACTCCAAGTGCTGGTGCTGGTGCAGCTGGTACAGAAGCATTGTTCAACGAAGCTCAAACTGCTTACTCAGGTGACTCAACTGTAGATGGACACAATGCTCGTGGTCCTTCTGGTTTGGTCGGTGCTTCTGATCCTGGCCTAGGAGCTGGTGATAAAGCTGATTCATCTATTGTTGACTCAGGCGATCTTTACGTACCTACGGTTGGTGGAGCAATGTCAACGACTGTTGCTGAAAACTTAGGCACTGGTGCACTTGACGCGGCGGGGGATCCTGGTCGCACTTTCCATGAAATGGGTTTCACCATTGACAAGACTAGCGTTGTTGCTAAGTCTCGTGCATTGAAAGCAGAGTACACCTTAGAACTTGCTCAAGATCTTAAGGCAATCCACGGTCTTGACGCTGAAACTGAATTGGCAAACATTTTGTCAACTGAGATTCTTGCTGAAATTAATCGTGAAGTTATCCGAACTATCAACAGCCAAGCGAAGATTGGTTCACGACAGCCTGGTATCCAGACTGCTGGTATCTTTGACCTCGCTACTGACGCTGATGGTCGTTGGTCAGTTGAGAAGTTCAAGGGACTTTTGGTTCAATTGGAGCGTGAGTGTAACGTAATCGCTAAAGAAACTCGTCGTGGTAAGGGTAACTTCATCATCTGTTCTTCAGATGTTGCTACTGCCTTGACTGCAGCTGGTATGCTTGATTACGCACCTGCTCTATCTACTTCTTTGAACGTAGATGACACTGGTAACACCTTCGCTGGTGTTCTCAACGGTCGCACTAAAGTTTACATCGACCCATATGCGGTTGCTGACTATGTAACTGTTGGTTACAAAGGCACCAATCCTTATGACGCTGGTGTATTCTACTGCCCTTACGTACCTCTCCAAATGGTACGTGCTGTTGGCGAGAATGACTTCCAACCACGTATCGGGTTCAAGACTCGTTATGGTATGGTATCTAACCCTTACTCTGAAGGTGCTTCTGGCGCTGCTAATGGAGTAGGTTTAGGATCAGCTCGTTCTAACCAGTACTACAGAATCTTCCGCGTAGACAA